CTGGTCGGCGCGACGCTGCACGATGTCCGCAGCGTGATGGTCGAAGGGGAGAGCGGCGTGCTCAACCTGCCGCATGCGGGCACCCGCCCGGTATGGCTGCCGTCGCTGGGGCAACTGCGCTGGCACAACGGGACGCGGGCGACCGCCTATTCCGCGGCCGAGCCGGAAGGATTGCGCGGACCGCAATTTCATTACGCCTGGGCGGACGAAGTCGGCCGCTGGGGACTGGCGGGAGACGCGCCGCGGGCACTGGCGGCGTGGGACAATCTGCGCCTGTCGGTGCGCCGTGGGGCCATGCCGCAACTGGTGGTGACGACGACGCCGCGCGCCACCCCGCTGATGCGGCAGATCCTGGCAATGCCGGGGCTGGTGCTGACCCGCGGCGCGAGCGAGGAGAATGCGGCAAACATGCCGGACAGCTGGCTCGCCGCGATGCGTGCCGATTTTGCCGGCACCCGGTTGGAGCGACAGGAGCTCGACGGCGAACTGATCGAGGATGTGGCAGGCGCGCTGTGGACACGCGCGCTGATCGACCAATGCCGGATGACGACGGCCGGGATCGATGAAGGCGCGTTGCAACGTGTCGTCATCGGCGTCGATCCACCCGCCGGCACCGCCAGCGGCGAAGGCGGCGATGCCTGCGGGATTGTGGTCGCCGGGTTGACGGGCGACGGCCGCTTGCTCGTTCTAGAGGATGCAAGCGTGGCGGACGGACGGCCCGACATGTGGGCGGCGGCAGTGGCGGCGGCAGCGCGGCGCTGGCGCGCCGACCGGGTGGTGGCCGAAGCCAATAATGGCGGCGCGATGGTGGCGAGTGTGCTGCGCAACGCCGCCGTGACGCTGCCGGTCCGCCTTGTCCATGCGAGCCGCGGCAAAGTGGCGCGCGCCGAGCCGGTGCAGGCGCTCTATGCGCAGGGGCGGGTGCGCCATGCCGGGCGGCTGGCGGCCCTTGAGGATGAGCTGTGCGGGATGCTGATCGGGGGCGGCTATGCCGGGCCAGGGCGCTCGCCGGACCGGGCGGATGCGGCCGTGTGGGCGCTGACCGAGCTGGCGCGGGGACTGGGGCAGACGGGGCCGGCATTAAAAACCATATAGATACATTGGAGCCACATTATGAACCTGTTTGGACGCAAATCGGCCCGGCAGACCATCCCCATCGGCCGTCCCTATGCCGCGTGGCTGGGCGGCGGCGGGGCGCCCGCGCCGATCCCCTATGAGGGTCAGGTGCGCGAGGCGTATCTCGCGAACCCGGTCGTGCAGCGCAGCGTGCGGCTGATCGCCGAAGCCGTGGGCAGCGCGCCGATCGCCAGCGATGCGCCGGCGCTGGTGGCGCTGGTGCAGGCGACAAGCGCCGGGCAGTCGCTGCTGGAGACGGCGGCCGCGCACATGCTGCTCCATGGAAACGCCTTTATCCAGATCGTGCCCGACAGCGCGGGGCGGGTGAGCGAGCTGTTCGCGCTGCGCCCCGAGCGCGTGAGTGTTGAGCCGAGCGCGACGGGGTGGCCGACCGCCTATCTCTATCGTGTCGGCGGCCGCGCCGTCCGTCTGCCGAGCGAGGATGGCGCGGGCCGCACAGCGGTGATCCATGCCAAGCTGATGCATCCGCTCGACGACCATTATGGGGCGGGTGCCCTGTGCGCGGCGGCGGGCGCGGTGGCGGCGCACAATGCCGCGGCGCGCTGGAACCGGGCGCTGCTCGACAATGCGGCGCGGCCGACCGGCGTGCTGGTCTATGATCCGGGGGAGCCGGGCGCGACACTGACCGCCGAACAGTTCGAGCGGCTGCGCGCCGAAATGGAGGCGCAATATCAGGGCGCGGCGAATGCAGGCCGCCCGATGCTGCTCGAAGGCGGCCTGAAATGGCAGGCGATCGGCATGACGCCCGCCGACATGGATTTTGTGGCGCTGAAGGATGCGGCGGCGCGCGAGATTGCCATGGCCTTTGGCGTGCCGCCGATGCTGATCGGCATCCCCGGCGACGCGACCTATGCCAATTACCGCGAGGCAAGCCGGGCGCTGTGGCGGCTCAGCGTGTTGCCGCTGGCAGACAAGCTGCTGGGCGCGATCCGGCAGGGGCTGCGGCCGTGGTTTGGCGATGTGCAGCTGGCGGTAGACCTCAATCAGGTGACAGCACTCGCCGAAGACCGCGAGCGACTGTGGGCGCAAGTGAACGCCGCAGACTTTCTGAACGACGCCGAAAAACGACGGTTGCTGGGGCTGGCCGGGGAGGATGACGATGCGTGAGGAAGCCGTGCTCGAACAACTGGTGGCGCAGGCGGACGCCAAGGCGGCGGACTTTGCCGATCTGCGCGCGGTGATCGAAACCGCGAGCGAAGCAGGCGCGGCACGCGCGCTCGCCGAACTCGGTTTGACTGACGGCGCGGCGCGCGAGGATATCCGTGAACTCAGGCAACTGCTCAGCGTCTGGCGCGACGCGAAAAGAAGCGTGTGGAAGGCGCTGATCGACTGGCTGGTGCGAGGAAGCCTTGCGCTCCTGCTGGTGGGTGTCGCGGTGAAGCTGGGGCTGGGAGGCATGCTGCGATGAGAATTGCTGGCTATGCCGCGCTGTTCGACGTCGTCGATCGCGGCGGCGATGTGGTGCGCGCTGGCGCTTTTGGCACGGTGGAGCCGCAGCGGGTGCCCTTGCTGTGGCAGCATGATCCGGCGCGCCCAATCGGCGTGATCGAGCGGGCCGAGGAAGATCGACGCGGCCTGCGCGTTGTCGCCCGCCTGTCTGGCGCAAGCAGCACAGCGAAAGAAGCAGCGGCGCTGCTGGCTGAAGGCGCGGTATCGGGCCTGTCCTTTGGCTATCGGGTCAAGCGCAGCGAGCCGGGGCCGCCGGGCAAGGGCGGTGTGACCACGCGTGCGCTGACCGCGCTGGAGCTGGTGGAGGTGAGCCTGGTCACGCTGCCGATGCAGCCGGGAGCAAGAGTCATCGCCCTCGAACCATGAAGAATTGGGGGCAGGGCGGGCCTGACCCCTCCACCATGGACGCTAGCGCCCATGGTCCCCCTCCCCCTGCCGGGGAGGTTTTTAGGAGTAGCAAATATGATCGAAGTGAAATCGGACGATTTCGCCGCAGCTTTTGATGCGGCGGCGACGGGCGCTGAGCTGGCGGCGTTGCGCGGCGAGTTAGGTGCGCTGAAAACGCGGGTCGAGGCGCAGGCAATGGCAGCGGCGCGGCTGCCGCTGGATGGCGTCAAAGCTGCCGGGCCGGCCGAACGCGATGCGGCAGGCCTCGCCTTTACCGAGCGCTATCTGCGGCGCGGGCTGGATACGGGTCTCGAGATGAAGAGCCTGTCGGGCGCGACCGGGGCCGATGGCGGCTTTGCTGTGCCGCGTGAGATTGACGCGGCGATCGAGCAGATGCTGCGAGCGATGTCGCCGATCCGCGCACTCGCCAATGTCGTGGCGACCGGCACGGCGGGCTATCGCAAGCTGGTGGCGACCACGGGCTTTGCAAGTGGCTGGGTCAGCGAAGTGGCGACGCGGCCTGAGACCGCGACTCCGGTGTTCGCGGAAGTGGCACCGCCGTCGGGCTATCTTTATGCCAATCCGGCGGCGAGCCAGGGGATGCTCGACGATGTTGCCTTCGACCTCGAAGCCTGGCTGGCCGATGAAGTCGCGCGCGAATTTGCCCGCGCCGAGGGCGCAGCCTTTGTCAATGGCGACGGCACAAACAAGCCCAAAGGGTTCTTGACCTATCCAACAACGAACCAGATCGACACGGTTCGACCCTATGGCACGATCCAATATGTCGCGGCGGGCGCGGCAGGCAATTTTGCCGCTTCCAATCCGCAGGATCGCCTCGTCGATCTGGTGCACAGCCTGTCGCCCGCCTATCGCCAGGGCGCGGCGTTCGTGATGGCGTCGGACACGCTGGCGCGCATCAGGAAGTTCAAGACCGCTGATGGCGCATTTCTGTGGCAGCCCAGCATGCAGGCCGGTCAGCCGGCGACGCTGCTCGGCTATCCGGTGATCGAGGCCGAAGACATGCCGGTGATCGCGGCAGACAGCCTGTCGATCGCGTTCGGCAATTTCAAAGCTGCCTATATCGTGGCGGATCGAGGGGAAACCGGCATTCTGCGCGATCCCTATTCGAACAAGCCGTTCGTCCACTTCTACGCGACCAAGCGGGTCGGCGGTGCGGTGACGAATTCGGCGGCGCTCAAGCTGATGAAGTTCAGCGCGACGTGATGGGCTGACCTTCCCCTGGCGCAAGCGCCAGCGGTTGTCTGACCTTCCCCTGGCGCAAGCGCCAGCGGTTGGTTTTCTGTGTCCCTCCCCCGTCACAAGGGGAGGGACCGCCTTTGGCAGAGCGGAGCCATCAACATGCGACAAATAGACGAATGGCCGCTGCCGGTGGCGGTGGCGCTGGCCGATGCGCGCAGCTTTTTGCGGCTGGGCGGCGGCAATGACGACGCGGTGCTGAGCGCCGCGCTCGTCAGCGCGACGCAGCTGTGCGAACAGTTTACCGGCCTCGCGCTGGTCAGCCGGACTGTGCGCGAAATCCTGCCAGTGACGGATGCATGGCAGCGGCTGGGGCGATCGCCAGTGCTGGCGATCACGCTGGTTGAAGGCGTGCCGGCGGAAGGGAGCCTGTTTCCCCTGCCGGTCAGTGCCTATGGAATCGATATCGATGCGGGCGGCGATGGCTGGGTGCGGGTGAGCCAGCCCGGTGCCGCCGGCCGTC